GCGGGGTTAGTGGCCGCAGAATTACCACCTGTAATATTCAATGCTGTAGTTCCACTACCTCCAGATGTACCAGCAACTGTTACTGCTGTTAATCCAGCAAGCGTAGTAGATGATGCTCCTAAGTCTATAGCTGTAGTTCCGACAGTTACACTATCATTAGCTAGTTTACTATTAGCTATACTACCTCCTAACATTGCGTTTGTAACAGAACCTGTTTGTCCTGTGTGAATTATATCTTTGTAACTGGCGCTGCCTGTTACTGCTTCAGACAATTGCCATTTATCATCAGTTTCGTTCCATCTGAGTATAGGGTTTATTGCAGTACTACCACCACGGTTTATTTCTATACCTGCACTTTCCGTGGGTGATGTACCTGTGTAATTAGAATTTAATTCTATAAAATTATCAAAGACTGTAACTGTCTCTGTAGAAATCGAAGTTGCAGTACCTGTAACAGTTAAGTTACCCTCTACTGCTAAGTCACCTTTAGAGGTGATTGTACTAGCGCTACTACCCATGTCAATGTTACCACCTCCTACGTTTAAGTTTAATTTGGATGCACTACCACCAGACCTAGCTTGTATTTTAGTAGAGTTCATACCTATATTGGCTCCACTGTCGTTACCAATCTGGAACAGACCTGTACCATCAGCCGTTGTTAATGCATCACTCTCGGCTATATTAATCTCTAAAGGCACATTAGGCGATGTTGAGCCAATAGCTAAATTTTGACCCACCAAATGCCCTGTAGAGCTATTTAGCGTAAGCATAGCTGTGCTACCACTAGAGCCATATTTGTACAGTATAGCCCCATCATCTAGATATATATCTTTGTTAGAGCCATCTATAGCTCCTACTCTTAAGTCTCCATCTACTGTAAGTTTGTGTGTAACCTCAGCAAAAGCCATGTTACTTGCGTCACCTATACCAACGTTACCTGATTTACGTGACCTAGTGTTTGCTGAAGCTGCGGAACTCTCTACTCCCCATACATCAGAGGTAGATGCGAGAGAACCTATATAATCGTAAACTGCATTTCTAGAAGGTGCTGACGTGGTATCTCCGTCCCATGCGGCTCCAAAAGTATCGTCTTTTACATTATCTTCTATTCTTGCTTTAATGTATTGTTTAGAGGGTAACCTATCATCTATAACCATCATTCTCTGTTTTGTAGGTGCGATGGTTTTGTGTAAACCGTATTCTTGTTGAGATTTTTTTACAATTTTTTTAGGTTTGAATGCTTTCATGGCTATTCCTCAAAGTTGGGCGACTTGTACTGTGGTGTCGCCCAGACCAATATATGTTCTATCTAAGCTGAGAAGATAATTGCACCAGCTTCTGGTCTTATGACTTTCAATCCATATCTCATTGACATGTATGAACCCATAATTCCGAAACCCGGATTAGCTTCTTCTACTGTAAGAGCACGTCTTTCGACGTATGCGACAGGCTTGACCTTCATGTCGAAGACACCAGCCTTGTCCTTTGGTACGAATGGGTTAACTACAACGTTTAATCCGTATAGTTGTCCAACAATACCATCGTTTGATACATCGTTTACGTAATCGATACCACCTTTTGAGGATTCTCTGCTTGTGCCAGTTGTCCCGAAAGGTGCTGTGAAATCAGCCAAATTCAATAGAGTTTTGTAGTGAGTTGGAGAACAGAGAATTGTGTCTGCTGTCATTCCTTTTGCACTCATTAACTCGATTGCTTTTGTGATATCATCTAATGCTAGTTCACCATTTGCACTTCCAGATGTACTGGAGTTGAAGTAGTGTGAACCTAGTGTATCTAAATCACTTGTAGAGTAGTTTCCGTATTCGTACAATCTTCCACCGCTTGCTGGACTTGCGCCATAGAATCCACCATCAGGGTGGGTTGCGAAAGTCTCAATATCGGTTTCGTTTGTACTAACAGCTTTTGCGGTTGTACCGAAAGTTGTGTCGGCTATACCGAAGACTGCATAAATAAAGTGTTTAGTTATGTGTCTTGATACTGCTCTTCTTGCTTCGTTCAAAGCTAACTCCATCTCAGAAAATCTTGAATCTTCCATCATTCTGCGGGTTACACCAACTGCAATTCCAAACTCTTTAACTGAGATACGTTCGTTTCTCAAGTCAGTGTGTTGGAATGAAGGTACTGCTCCCTCTTCAATTTGTTCTAGACCCATTGAAGGTTTTGCGAATGTAATATCAACATCTCCACCGGTATCGGTTGTGAAGCGCTCTGCGAACATTTGTACTACAGGCATGTCAGTGACTTTATAGTCCTGAATTGCATCTTTGTAGTCTATTAAAACCCTGTTAGCGGTTGAGCTCAATTGGCTCGATGCTAGACCGGGATTTGTTCCTGCGTTTACCATATTATCTTATTCCTTATAGAATCATGCACTTGACTAATCCAGTGCCTCCATCTTCTACTGTAACCGCACATGGAGCTGTATTTACAGGGCTTGCGCCATCTGAAAATGCTACCAATTGTCCGGGTGTGCTATCTAACATAAGTGGTACTGCTCCGTTCACATCTGCTCCGAGCTTAATGTGACAGACAACTCCACGTCCTGTTATTACACTACACATGTCACCAGATGCTGCATCTACTAATGCTACACCCATGAAAACTGTAGTGGTATCGTCAGAGTCACCTAGCTGTACTGTACAATCTCCGCTGCCTACGTGTAACAATGAAACAGGTTGTCCTGCTGTGATTGCTTCACTTGCTTCGAAGTTCATAATACGTGCTGGTGCTCCACCATCGTTTACTAATATTCCTTTAACTATTGCCATATTTAATTACCTTAGTTTTTTTCTTCTCCTTTGAAAATGATTCTTCCGTTTTCCATCGCAAACATGCGTGGTGTTTCGTCAGCTTCTACTTCTGGAGTCTCTTCAGCATCATGGGACTTACCTTTACCAAATGTTCTTTCTTCTTCTACTGGTATAGGCATAGAGTCCATAGCGATGCTAAATCCTTCTAGCTTTATATCATCCCATGCTTTGAGTTCCTCTGCACGTGCTTCCTTCCCATCGTCATCGAGTTTTCCAAGTGCGACTTCCTTTTCTAGGATGCCAGTTACGAAATTGCTAACACGAGCTTCAGCTTCTGCTGCTGCTTGTGCTTCTTTTTCTTCTTGGAATTTTGATACGAGAGCTATTGCCTCTTCGTGCTTGGTGTTTAACTCAGCATAAGATTCTTTCATCTCTTCTAGTTGGGATTTCATCGATGCGAATTCACGCTCGGTGATTCCAACTGCTTCGGAGACATCGTTGTTCTTTTGTTCTTCAGCCATGTTTATTTCCTCGCTGTTGTTCCCGTGTGTATCACAGGCACATGAATCTTCCTCGTGGCCTCCACAGCCACAATCTGATTCTGATTCCGATTCTTCACCGAATTCACGGTGTTCATCGCATTCCTTTCCTTTTTCTATCGTACATGCGTCACAAACGGGGGTACGAGTCTCATTATCAATAAAACTCACCTCAATAGGACGGATGTCCATTGCAAACGGTTCTCCTAAAACATCAATATCTTTAGAAAACCAATCGATAGAGACATGCGTCATATCTCCGTTTTCAATCTTTTCTAGCACTCCATTGTTATTTGCTGCGTTTTTATAAAGTTGCGCAAGCATCTTTATTGCAGTTTTACCACCTTCAAGCTCTACGATTTCTGGGTTGATAGCCTTTCCAAGGAGGTCGTCCTCGGTTCGTTGATGATTGTAGTAAACTGGTAACTCAGTAAATGTTTCTACACTATTTTTTAATACGGACGGTTCAATAAAGACCTTTTGGTCACCATCTTCGTCGTGAGGGCCTGACGTTATAGCGATAACTGGGTATTCTATATATTCATCCGTGTGAACAGGTTCTTGTAGTTCCAATGCAAAACTGCGCTGGTTTTCCTGTCCGCCCTCGGCAGATTCAGCAAACTGTCTATCAGTTCCTTCCTCTACCCTCATACGGCACATGTTCGCCGTAATCTCTTGGTAGTCCTCTATACCTCTCTTTTTGAGAGTTGGGCCTACTTCTATTATACAACGCTCGTAGTCGTACTCTTTGCTCATTCTTCTCTATCCCCCGTAGGATTTGCAGACGGTTGATTACCACCGTTGCGGTTTTCTGTCCTTGCGGACTCTTCTTTTTTATCTTGGTCTTTTCCTCCAGATATATTTGCGTTCTCTGCGGTTTCCTGCACTTCAGCTGCTCCTTCTGGATTCAATCCTCTTTCTGCTCTAACTTCACCGGGTGCTAATACTCCCTCAGATAGATATATCATATCAGTCTTTGCTTTTATAAATGCATCATCTACATTTATATTCCTAAACTTAAACCTTGCATCTCCACCTAAAACTTGCGGCATCAATTGAGCGTTTATAGCTGCTTCTACCGCAGACTGTAGATGTCTAACGTAAGGTTCGAAAATAGCTCTTGCTTGTTCAGGTTTGTCAAACATAGTTATAGGTACCTTTAATGCAACGTGTATTTTCTTAAGTATATCATCAGTATACTTACCATACTCGAATGCTCTTTGTGTACCTTGCAACTCTTTTACTACTATATCATTACCGTGTATAATATCTTCACCCGGTTCTAAAGCATTAAAAGCTGATACTATTTCATTTATTTTATCTGGGCCATAAGGCATATCAGGTAAACCAGCACTTATATCAAATCTGCTAGTAGCATATTTGTTTAATGCAGCACCTATATCTCTTTCGGCGTAATCTTTTAAATCTATTAAATATAGTATAGGGTGTATATCACTCAAACCATATGCATAGTCATCAAAAGGATTATTACGGTAACATATTAATTCATTCTCTTCAAAACGTACAGAGTCTTTATCGTCTCCTATGTCTTGATAATAATACATTACTTGACCACTGGGGTCTCTTTGAATGTACATATTCTGTGATGACCTAATAACTAAGTTATCACCTGTCCATTCTAAGTAAGATGTACCAAAGATACGTCCATTCCTTAACCATGTGTATAATAACTGTTCAATATTTATTTCGTCAAATAAACCTTGAATAGTTTCTCTATCCTCATCGTTATCTGTTACAATATCATACCCATCCTTGGCTGCGTACATACAAGGTAGGTCAATTAAAGTTCTAACTATAGGGTCAGACAAATATACATTCATATATGTTTTGTAATCACCTATCTGAGGTTCTTTATTGGCTTCTTTCCTTCCAAAAACTCCACCTTTATTAGATAATGATAATCTTTTAATGATACCATCACCATAACTTCTTGGTGAATCTTTTTGAAATGGAGGATTTTCTCCAACAGTTGCGAAACTTCGCCTATTAAAAGGCCAATAATCTCTTAGAGCCACGGCTATCATTCCAATATAGTACGATATAGTATATAAAGCTTTCGCCGAAAACTCTTTAAATACCCCTTAAACCACGTTTATTTATATTATGTGAACGCCTAGATGTAGCAAAAACTGGGTTTCTTCCACTGGGTCTTCTACTTGTACCTGTTTGTTTTAAAGAAACACTTGCAAACGTAGCAGAAGCGGGTAACATTTGTAAAGAAGCGTGTAATGCTATAGCACTACTATCGCAGTAATCGTCATGTTTACCACTAGGCGCTGCAATCTTCTCTGTTTTGTTAGCAGCATCCATTGTATATTCTAAATCTATGTGTTCTCTTACCCATTTATTGATTAATTTAGCGTGTTGAGGTTCCAAATTCTCTGGATGTGGTATTTTTACAAGTCCTTGTTGTATATATGATACAAAATCACGATATATTTGGGTTTTTGTGCCTTTTGGACCTCCAGTAAAGATAAAAGGTATAAATTGTATTTGTGATTCTACACATTCAACTCTTAAGTCTTGTTCTATCGCTCCTCCCATACCTGTTGCGTCAATTATCAGTTTATCAGCACCATAATCTTTAGATATGTCCATTATCCTCTTTCTTTGATAGGGAATATCATGTCCACCTGATTTTGGACCTATTTCTTCTAGATAAATTAGGGTTGCTAAGTTTTCTTTGTCTGTTTTAACAGTAGACCAGACACTTATCACTGTACTGTTGACGGATTTACCAATATCTACACCTACAACACAGTTTGGGTAGTTTCCGGGTTCTTGGAAGGATAAATCACTAGATAAACAAGCTTTTACTAGTTCTGGATTAAAAATATTAGATACAGACTCAACAAACTGACATTCATACTCAGTTTTCCAATAAATAGAGTCTTCACCCCATTCTCGCATCTTTTCAGCCATGTCATCATCTGTATATGGTGCAGAATACGCTCTACCAGCATTTACAGCATCTCTCCATGTAAACACCATTCTTTCAAAAGAATCTTCATACCTATCATCATAAAGGTAGCGCCACATGTGATTTTCTTTAGATTTGGGGGTACCTAGATTAATAAATGGCGCTTTATTAGAAACAATTGCTGGTTCTACATTATCTATAAATAATTTATCATCAATTAGAGGACTTTCATCTACAATACAAAATGTAGGATGTTGTCCACGTATAGATTGACCCTGATTAGATGGTGCTAATGGGGCTCTACGTAGCACAGTGCCTCCTTTTAATGTTATATTAGGTTTATTATGGAACCTGTAATTCTTTACTAAGCCATTTAAAAAAGCATTATCTGCAAAATGCCTATAACAATAATTAAATATAAGTGAAGCTTGGTCCTCTGTTGGAGCCAAGACAAAAATTAAATCTCTAAATCTATTAAAGAACATATAGATACATACAGCTACCGAAAGAGCAAAAGACTTGCCACTGCCTCGTGGAGCCAATATTGCTAGTTTACGATGCTTATCAACATCTCCATTAGGATATGTTAACGTTTTTACTACTATAGATTCTTGTAATGGTCTAAGTTTAAGTGGTCTTTGTTTATTATCTATAAGATACGCTTCACAAAACGCTCTACAAAGAAGAGTCATCTTTTTTTCATCTTCTCTACATAAATTAAAAATCTTTTCAAGTTTTCTAGAGTCGTGAGCAGCTAAGCCGCTAATCGCTGACTTCATCTGGATTTCTTTCTTCACTGCTGTCATCTATTATTTCCTCTAGTATCTTACTAAAGTTCTCACTGTTCTTTTCTACTACAGTTGGAACTTCTATATTAAGAGCACGGAACTCAGTATGAATATCCCGTACAATCTGGTTTCTTTGTCGCAATAACTCTGTTCGCGCGTTAACATCCCGAATGCATACAAGAATTTCTTCCCAAAGCAAGTCTTCAAGCGCGAGATTGCGGGCAAGAAGCCGGACAAGTTCTTTATGTCTTTCATATTCCCCTTCTCCGACTCTTAAGCGTAATCGCTGTTCGTACCCTTCGACATCCATTACTTGGATTCGTCGAGTGCGGCCTTAACTTTAGATTTGACTAAAGCAGCAAGTTCATCATCTTTTTCATCCCAAGCTGTAATTAATACATTCTTGACTAAAGAGTCTTTGACGTGCTTTTGTGCAGTCTCATCCATTTTTTCAAAGGCTTTCATTTGTGCCTTTGTTAGATTCTTATCTAGCATTTCCATTAATTCAGCTTCGTTATTCTTCAAGTATTTGAAAACTAACTCTTTGACAGCTGGTACAGTATAAGCGATATAACCACCCATACCTAATACAACAGCACAAAGTGCCATCAACAATGGTTCGTCCATGATAGTATCTAATAGACCTGATTCTTCAACAGTATCCAAGATAGCAGTTAGGTTACCCTCACTGGTTTCGTTTGCATCTGCTGTGTTGTTATTGGTTTCGTTTGCCATAGGTTTTTTTCACCTGCTTACATATAATACAATAGCACTATATAAAGCTTTCGTTGTGTGGCCCCCAGAACGCCTAGTGTTTAGAAATCCTGTGGTTTTGTGGTCCTGTCGGGAGCCACAATTAAATTAGAACGTCAGACTATATAAAGCTTATGTCTAAGCTATAGTGATTAATGCGTATGACCACTTATTTCCGACTTGATGTATCTCGATTAGTTTGATTGCCTTACCATCATCTATTGTTTCTAATTTAGTTTCCAATAGTGCTAGACATCCTGCTAAATCGCTTGCGGTTTCAGTGAAATCATTTACTGCGTAGTTTGCCATTTATTATTTCTCCTTATTTCTTTTTTGTTACAGTTTTAACAACTTTATGTTCGTGTGCTTGCTCGTTCGATTCTATTAACTGCGACTGCTTCTGTGCTGAAGCATTATAGTCAATAACAGCTTGTGCTTTACTTTTATAGAAAGCTGTCTTCTCTGCTTGTTCTTGTTTCCATACATCTAGAGCGTCTTTGATAATTAGAAGAGCTGGTCCACCTAATATAGCTATCAAAGTTGTATATCCTTCAATTTGGTCAAGAACTGAGGCATCGTTGAGTCCGCTGTGTATAAC